ATTATAATAGTGGAACAAAAGATGTAACAGTAACTATTGGAGCTAGTTTTAGTGATGCTGCTGATTATCCATTTGAAATAGGTAAGAAAGTATTAATTGAAGGAGTAAGTGTTGGATTGGGAAGTACTGGAAGGGGATATAATTCTTCAAGTTATGATTATACTTTATTTGAAATTTTAGAGACTGATCCTAATATTGGTGGAACTTTAGGAACTGTTAGATATAATTTATCTAATATTATTCCTGATGGTGAGGTTCCTGGATTATTTAAATCAAATCTTTCTACTGGTAAAATTGTAGCTCAAGAAGATTGGCCAATTTTTGATATTTCTTTAAAAATTGGTAATTTTGATAAAGGAGAAACTGTAGTTTCTGGAGATCTTAAGGGAACTCTTCAAAGTTGGAATACTAAGTATGGATATTTAAGAGTGTCTGCAATAAGGGACTTTGAATTAGGAAAAGATTTTCTTGCAGAATCTTCTGGATTGAGAGGAACTATTACTGAAGTTTTAGTAGATGATTCCTTATATTCTGTATCATCTTCATCTATAGTAAAAGAAGGATTTAAGAAGAATACTGGATTCTTAAATGATAGTTTACAAAGAATTTTTGATAGTGATTATTATCAATATTTTTCATATTCACTTAAATCAGAAGTTCAATATGAAAAGTGGAAAGAACCTGTAAGTTCTTTAAATCATACTGCAGGATTTAAAAAGTTTAGTGATTTAATTATAAAAACAGAACCAGAAGTAGGAGTATCTACTGTACAAACAGAAAGTGTTTTTGAAGTTATAAATGACCTAATTTCTATTCAAGATTTAAATACAGTATATGATTTTGATCTTGTAACAGAAAAAACATTAGAGATAAGTGGTAAAATAATTTCTGATGAAATAGTTTTTGAATCTAAAATTCTTGCAGACTATAATGAGTCTGTTGGTAATAGAGTATTAACAGTTGATGATATTAGTGGAGATTTTAATAATAATGCTAGAACAGATGCATTTATGTCTGTTGATAGCTTTACATTAGCAAGTGTAAGATATAGAAAGTATATTACCTTTATTAGGGATAAGAGATACACTAAAGAGAGGCAAATACTATTAGTATCTGCTCTTCATGATGATTCTGGAAATATCTTCCTAAACCAGTATGGTAGAGTTGAGACTAATACTGACCTTGGCGAATTTGGTGGGGATTTAGGTTCCTATGATATGGACATTGCTGGTGATGATGGAAGATTATTATTTTATCCTAAGAAATTTAAATATAATAATTATGATGTTTCTAATATTGCATTTAATATTTCTGAGAGTGTAGCAGGAGTTGGATCTACTGGATTGGGTGGAATTGTTAATATTGTAAGCAGTACTACAACTATACCTTTAGGGATTACTACACAACATAGTATTGTTTCTTTTGCTACCACTTATAGAGGATCTAAGGTTCTAGTAGCATATGCTGCTAGTGATGCATCATACTGGGAGCATGATGAAATAACATTGGTTCATGATGGCACTAATGTAGATATGATTGAGTATGGGCAGTTATCTACTGGTAATGTTGGTAGTGCTTCTGGTGAACCTGGTCTTGGAACTTATAGTGCATATATTGCTGGTTCTAGAGTTCATTTAGATCTTCATCCTACAGTATCTACTGCAAGTACATATGTTGCTAATACTATTCATGTTGATTTTGGAAATGCATCATCAGCTGGAGTTGGTACTACATCATTAAATACTTCTAATTTAGATTCTAGATATACTGCTATATCTTCTAGTGGTTCCCCATCTGCTACTACAGTAGCACAGTATGAAACTGAAACATTTAATGGTGCTTATTATGTTGTATGTGTAGAAGATACCACTAATAGTCATTATCAGATATCAGAAGTTATAGTAGTGGATGATGGTACTACTTCTTACATAACAGAATATGCTATTAACCAAACTGTAACAAACCTTGGTGATTTTGGTGCTGCTATTTCTGGAGACTATACTACTTTAACATTTACTCCTATAGCAAGTGCTAATGTTCAGGTTAGGGTATTCCAAGCTGCTCTAAGACTAGTTGATGAGGCAAATGAGGTTAATGAGATAGATTTAACTAATGCTACCATTGATACTGGATTTGGTGCTTATACTGCTACTGAGACTGATGTTAAGAGAGCATTTGATCTTAAGCATAGACAACTTCCAATCTTTAAGAGGGACTTTGTAGGAAGTGCTACAACTACAATTAGTTTAACTGAAGACACTATTACTTTACCTGATCATTACTTTGTTACTGGAGAAGAGTTATCTTACAGATATACTGGATCTGGTACTACTTCTGCTATTGAAATTGCCTCACAATCTATACCTGGGTATGGAACTACTGATAAGATGCCTTCTACAGTTTATGCTGTTAAGGTAGATGATACTACACTTAGACTTGCTACTTCTGCAGAGAATGCATTGAAGACCACTCCTACTTATTTGGATATAACTGCTGTAGGTGTTGGAACTTCTCATTCCTTTACTTCTAAGAAGCAAAACTCAAGATGTATATTGAGTATTGATAATGTGATTCAGTCACCAATAGTTGCTACTGCTGTAACTACTACTATTAGTGCTGATGTATCAGCTACTACAGATAAGATTAAATTATCTGGTATTACATCTATCACTGGTGGTGATATGTTGAAGATTGGTTCTGAGATTATGAAGGTAGATTCTGTTGGATTGGGTGCTACCAACGTTCTTCTTGTTACTAGACCTTGGATGGGAACAGAAACTGATAGTTATAGCAGTAATACTTTAATTACTAAAGTAGAAGGAAATTATAATATTGTAGATAGTACTGTCAATTTCTTTACTGCTCCTGTAGGATTAGTACCACTTTCAACTACTACTAATGAACCAGATGAAAGGGATTGGGTAGGGGTTGCTACTCATTCTACCTTTAATGGTAGATCATTTATGAGATCTGGTATTACTGATAGTTCAGATGAACCTTATGCTAGTAATTATATTTTTGATGATATTTCTGGCAACTTTACAGGATTAACTACTGAATTTACTCTCCAATCTGATGGAAGTAATATAGCAGGATTCTCTACTAGCAATGCTGTTGTTTTAGTTAATCAGGTAGCACAAGGTCCTCAAAGATATACTGGTGGAGTTCATATTCCTGGTGATTATAATTTAATAGAAAGTGTAGGAATTACTAGTATTCAATTTACTGGTTCTACTGCATCTGTTGCCTCAGATCCAAATAGTGCAAATGTACCTCTTGGAGGAATTATTGTTTCTGTTGGATCTACAGAAGGATTTGGATATCAACCATTAGTAGGTGCTGGTGGAACTGCTGTAGTATCTGGATTAGGTACTATTAGTTCTGTAAGCATTGGAAATAGTGGTTCTGGTTATAGATCTGGAATTCAAACAGTAGTAAATGTAGGAGTTCAAACTTTAAGTACTGGTGCTCCTAATATTGAGTTTATTGGTACTGCTGCTATTAGTGGAGGTAATATTGTAAGTATTGCTATTACTAATCCAGGTACTGGTTATACTACAACTAATCCACCTACAGTAGTAATAGATGAACCATTATCATATGATAACATGCCTCTATTCTACAGCTCATCTTCTAGTGGAGTAGGATCTCAAGCAAGGGCAAATATAGTTGTTGGACAAGGTTCTAGTGTAATTGATTTTGAAATTATAAATCAGGGATATGGTTATGGAGAAACACAGGTATTAACAATTGGTGTTGGTGGTACTGTAGGTATTCCAACCAATAGTTCTTATAGTCCATCTAGAGAATTTGAACTTACTATTCAAGAAACTATTAGTGATAGTTTTGCTGGATGGACAGTAGGTGATTTCCAAGTATTAGATACTTTAGATTCATTATTTGATGGAAAAACAAAATCATTTGCTTTAAATCTAAATGGTGTTCAACAGACTATTCAATCCAAACCAGGATCTAATATAGATGTTGAAGTTGCATTATTAATATTCATTAATGATATACTACAGGTTCCTGATGTTGGATATACATTTAAAGGTGGTAGTTTCATTACCTTTAAGGAAGCACCAAAAGAAGGTGATACTTCTAAGATTATTTTCTATCAAGGAACTGGATCTGTAGACGTTACTAATGTGGATATATTAGAAACTATTAAGAAGGGAGATGAAGTTAAATTATATGATAAAGATATTTCATTAGAAGAAAATAAGAGAACAGTCACTAATATTACATCATCAGATAGTATTAAAACAAATCTTTATGGAGGACCAGGAATTACTACAGATGAAACTTTTGAAAGAGCTCTTACTTGGTCTAGACAAACTCAAGATAAATTTATAGATGGTCAGGCAGTTACTAAGGATAGACCTCATTATGAACCATTGATTTATCCTAGTAC